CTATTCATCTGCACACGTAACATCTGTTCTTTGAATTTCTTCTGTTCTGCTTTGCTCATTTCTTAATCTTGCCTCCTTACTTTTCTCGACATATTCAAGGGATTTCTTATAATGTGTTTCACATAATTTAGTATGATTAAATGCAGGTTTACCACATAGCCAACATCTGCCATTGGCAACCCATTCTCTTTTTAGCTCAACCTTACAATCTTTTCGCTTATTACGCTTTGCGTTCCTTGCTTTAATACGGCATTTTGTACAAGTTTTATACCCAGCATCTGCCTCAACTTTACCACATTTAACACACACTCCTTTTTCAGCTCGTCTTGTTCTGATTTTTTTCTGTTCAAGCCTATCTCTTGCCTTGAACTCTTCGGGATTAGCATTATATCTAGCAATCCTCTGAGAATATCTCTTTGCAGAACATTCAGGACAAACCCTTTCATCTCCCATAAGGTTATTATGCCGACATTCAGGGCATATGCCATTATCTTGATACCAGTGTGCAAGTTCTTTTCTGTTTGCATTAATTCTTTCTCGGCAATCTTTGCATTTAAGTTTTTCTCCATTAAGTGGCTTCCCACATTCAACACATAATCCTGCCTCTTTCCGCTTATAGTACATTCTCATTTGTGGACTAATTGGCGTTGTTTCCACTAAAAATCAACCTCGCATTCTGTTAATTCTATCTTGTACCTCTTTGGGTGCTTCAATATATTCTTCTGCGTTTGTATTTTGACCGATAAGGGCATTTTCTTTAATTTGTAATGTATTTATATCTCTTTGGGTTTTTTGCTCGATTTGAGCCTTGTACGAATTTGTATTCGTTTTCTCGATGAGTGATTTGATATTGTCCGGCATACGATTTATTTCATTCGTACGCTTAACAATTGTTTCATAGGTTCTTAGAAAATTAGATTGTATAACTGTTTCTATCGTCTGATAGTCTGATGTAGCCCAGTTTTTAAGGTTATCTGGCATACCAACCGCCTGTTTTACAAGTGGCGGTAGCTTGTTAAATTCTTCAACTGCCCCATAAGTGCCATTCCTTAAAGCCTTGCTAACCAATCCCCAAGCTGCCATTCCGTCAAGCTCCTGCGGTTGTGATATAGTCTGTATCTTGCTCATTATCTGCCCTACATCTGGTGCAAATCCGCTAGTATTAGTTGCAATACAAGCTCTTAACGCCTGCAAAACTAATTCTTCTGAATATTCAGCAAGCATTATATACCAAGCATTAAGAGTAACCTTTTTATCTGGTGGATTGTAGTTAGGATAATAAGCCTGTATTGTCATTAGAAGTTTTCCAACCTGTTCTTCTGTCATTTCATCGCCTCCATCCATTCATCAAATACATTTTTCTTGCCCTGCTTATTAGAATTATCTTCTTTCAGCTCAAACAAGCCTTGCCAGCAATGGTCTACTGACTGATTGAGAATTTTAACAGCTAAGTCATTATCTCCGCTTGACAGCTTTTCAAGAGTATTCATAGCCCTATGTAATGCCTTGTCGGTGCATATAGGCTTCTTAATCCTCTTACGCATTGTCACATATTCGTTAAATGCTTCATCAAGCAATTCATCGTCGGGATAATAACTTTTCTTTTTGGATATTACGTTAGTAATATCTTTTTTCATATTCTTATCTTCTTTAATTTCTTCCATTCTTTCATTCTTACTTTCTTTTAATATAGAGTTTGTTAATAGAATGTTATCTGTTTGTTGATTGTTTGTTAAGTTGCTTGTTATTTGTTTGTTATCTTGCTTGTTATCTGTTTGATACAAATTGTAGTTAACAACAGTAAATATCGTGAATTTGTTTGTTGCTTTGCTTGTTATTTCGCCTGTTAATTGCAAGTGTTTTAGCGAGGTGCGAATTTCCATTACGGACAAATTAGTTTCTTTTGATAATTCAGATATTGAAGAGGGGAAAGACCCTCTTTCAATTATCTTGCCTTTATAATTTCCGTCTTTCCAATAGGCATTTATCAACATATACATAAAAAGTCTGAATGTATTAATATCGCTCCACCATTCCCACTTTAAAATCTTTCTGTCAATTTTAATAAAATTGCCTGCCATAATTACCTCTTCAAGTTCTGTCACATTGTTACTTCACTAAATCGTTAATGTTAACTCTGAATCCGTCAAATTCCTTGCCTTTGCTTCTGTTGTAAGTGGCTGTATCAAAGAACATCAAGTTACCCTCTCTATCCGTTGCCATACTCACACCATTTCTCGTAAGACTACCTTTTAGCAAATCTAGGACTATTTGTATTTCCTGTTTTGTATCGTCTGTCATAGTTAATCTCCTTGCTTGATATTCAAATTCTTAAACATAGCACACATAACATCTACAACTATACTGTTTCCAAACTGCTTGTATAGTTGCGTGTTGCTGTTTACTGCTGCCATTTTGGATATGTCCTCGTCCGATACTCCCATAAGCCCGCCACATTCTCTTGGCGTTAATTTTCGTATGCGGTATTTAGGACAAATATATTTGCCTGTTGTGTTCTGCTTAATTGCAACTCTGTTATTGTGCTTTGGACTACTTCCGTCAGTTGTGAGTGTTCCGAAAACGTCTGATTTTGCACTCATGTTTTGTTCGTCTATTGCAATCACATTTTCCATTACAAGATTATCCTTTTGAACACTTGTTAGGCAATTACTTGTGCCTTGCGTATTTACCTCTAACCTTTGTTCTGTTGGGCTACCAGCGGACCTGTCGGACGGATTATCGGGATTTCTGCCACGCATTGCAACTATCTGACTTTCAAGGATTTTCGGCTCTTGACCGCCACCTTGCATTGTACTCAATGTTGGACTACACCCCCCCCACATCATAAATTCTGTTGGTACTCTCAAATTTTGCTTCAAGAGAGCCTATTACATTTACATCTGCCATAATTACTCCTAAATCGTGTTTTTCAGCTTTTACACACCGGGAAATACCCCCCGATAATGCCTTTTTGAAATCTGTCTGAAACTTCTGTATATATGCTTCCTAATACTTCCATTCAATTACTCCATTCATAGATTGATTCCCAAAACCTTTATAATCCCTCGCCATAAGAGTTGTTGCAATATCAATTTGCTTTTCAATCTGCGTTGCTTGATTGCTTAACAACAAGGTTTCCGTCTGACCGCAAGTTTGATATTCCGCAGTCGCATCTTGCTTTGATACAGTTTGCAACTTCTCTCTGTTGTGGCTTATTGATTGTTCCGTCAACGCAAGTCTGCTCTGCTCTGCTCTGCTCTGCTCTGCTCTGCTCTGCTCTGCTTTGCTCTGCTCTGCTAGGGATTGTATCTGGCAATGTTCCGTTGTCAATAAGTGTCTGAATAAGTTTCTGTGCCTTTTCATTGTTAATGTAGTATTTCTCGTCCACATTATCCTCTAAATAGTCCTTTAACTGCTTTGTGAGTGGTATAGGGTTAGGAAACTTGTAATTATATTCTCCTAAGAACGAGAACATAAAACATCTTTCCCTATTCTGTGCTACACCATAGTTTTTAGCATTTAAGTCTTGCCAGTAATTCACATATCCCAAACTTTCAAGAAAATCTAACCACTTTCTAAAATCCGGCATATTGTCTTGACTATGTACTTGTGGCACATTCTCCATAAACAATATCTGCGGAAGTTCTCCGTTGCTATCTCTGATTTCAGTTAAAATTCTCTCAACTTCCCACAGTAGACCGCTTCTTGTACCACTACCCTTAGACATTCCGGCTTGTTTTCCGGCAACTGATAAATCCGTACAAGGGAATGAGTAAGTAAGTAAGTAAGTGAATGTATTTGTGTCACAGATATTCAAATCTTTTGAATGAACCTTAGTTATGTCCATTGTGGTGAAATCCGTACCATGTACTGCGTTATAACTTGCAATAGCGTACTTATCAAACTCCACAACTCTGTAATGTTCAAATTTAGCACCTATTCTCTTTAGTGCCATTGCCTGGCTTCCGTAGCCGGCGAAAAGTTCTATTAAACGAATAGGCTTTGTTATGCTGATTGGTTCTCTTGTGAAGTCAAATATAGACATCTGATTATCACAAGAATAATTTTCAAAATCCATAAACCTACCAAAAGGAAACCTCGGTTTTATGTGCGCACAACCTATTCCTTTCTTTGATTTTTAATTAACTTTCAAAACCTCTTTCATTGCATTAGCCATATCACAGATACCCTTGATATAGTTAAATGCACCTATTATATATCTGTCTGAATTTTCTTCATCAACAACGCCTGTTGTGGCAAGGTTGATTAGCCTTAATGCATTGTGATTTATTGCGTTTTCGTCAATCTTCATTCTTCAACTTCTTTTCTCTTAAAATCCTCACAAGGCACTGTTTTACTGCAAGCATAAATATCTGTTCCAAATGAATTTCTTACTCTCAAATAGCCAAACTCGCAAATATTACAAAAGTGACTTCCCTCATTACTTTTACAATCGTTAGGCTGTTCTTTTGTTATTTCATCAACTTTCGTCTGTAATCTTTCATTTTCATTGGAAAGAGTTTCTATTCGGCCCATAAGCCAAGAATAATCTTTACTGCTCAAAATTCTCATTCTAAATCACCCACTTTCAATAAATCCATAAACTTCTCATACTGCTTCTGCGACACCTTATTGTTAGCCTTATCCGCTCTCAATTCGATTTTAAGGTGCTTTTCTGCTATATTGGATAATTCCCTTGCAAGGTTCTTTCTGCCTTGTTGTATGCCCTGTAAATAGCCTTTAGGTGCTTTTCTTTCGCCTATCGAACCACTATCACGATTTCCGCCCTGTCCGCCAATGCTGACATTCCTAAGCTGATAACCATTATCAGCATACAGTTTGATGTAATACTTCTCTTTTTCGTCAAGCTGGCTTTCGGGGAAATTCAGAAATTCTACTCTCCAACCATACGGATTATCCTCTGAATATAGCTTATGTTTGCGTAGGCTCAAATCTATGTGCTGTTCATAACCTACAAGATGGCTTGCCAATCTGCTAAGTGTATGTACCGCCTGTCCGATGTAAGCGTACTTAAATCCGTTTTCATCTTCTCGGAGTAGGAAGTATATCCCACTCCTGTCATTCAGCTTTGGATTTATCTTTAGAAGTCGCTTTCGATTCTCTGATTCTATGGCTTTCGCCTGTCTTAACTTCTTGTAATCCATAATTACACCTCTTAATTAAATGGTAATCCCTCATCAGCTACGCCATCTGGAATTGACATAAAGCCATCATTACTGCTGTTACTGCCCATAATGCCATTATTATTGCTCTGCTGATTAGTACGGCTTTCGCAGAACTCGTGTCTTTCAACAACACAATCGTTTGTGTAAACTTTCTGTCCGTCTTTGTTAGTGTAGTTGCCTGTCTGCCATCTGCCCTCAACGATAATCTTAGTGCCTTGATGTAAATATTTCTCTGCAAACTCTCCATTCTTGCCAAATGCGATACAGTTAATAAAGTCTGCTGCCTGTTCGCCCTCTTTCTTGAAAGCTCTGTCAACAGCTAATGTATATCTTGCAACTGCCATACTTCCGTTTACTGTCTGTGAATACCTAACCTCCGGCTCTCTTGTCAATCTTCCACATAAAATTACACGATTCATTTCTTTTCCTCACTTTCTTCTGACCAATCCAATTTCTGACCACAATCGCTGCAGTAGTTTGGTGCATCGTTGTCATCCATTATCCCTACATCGTGATTAACCTTAATTGTTTTTCCACATTCACAATGAAATTTTGAAAGCGTATCACTAAGGTTGTAATCAAATATTGGTTTCTTAGGTATCTGCTTTTCAAGTGCCTTGTCTGCTAATTCAAAAGCGTCTCGAATGGCATTATCCTTAAAGTTTTTTGATATTTGATAACCATAAGTATTGTAAATATGTTGTAGTAGCACTCTAGCATCTGTATTCTCCATATTTATCTCCTATTCCGCTTCTGATTGAAGCCATTCCCGAACTTCCGTTACTGTATGCATTGAAACCCCATTTTCAATAGTCTTAACGCTACCCTCTTCATAAGTTTCTATTGAACATATAAAATCAAGCAACTCTTCATCCGACATATTCCTTATTCTGTCAGCGTTAGTCTGTCTGCTATCACATCTGCAACAAGGCTCGTTATCTATTGAATTGCTGTTATGCTGGCAGTTGCAGTCGTGCGTCTTTTCTTTTGTGGCTAAGTCAAGGTAATATTTCAAATCTTTTATCAAACTGATAGTTCCGTAGAGTTGTTTTTCCTCAAGCATTTCAACAACTTCCGATATTCTTCTATCAAAGTCACGCTTGTTTACACTTTCAAGAAATTTTTCCATTTTTTCCACCTCTCAATTCTTTCAGTTTTGCTTCGGCTTCGGATTTTGTGAGAAATACTGTTTTGCCAAAATCGCATTCTCTAAAATATGCTCCTATAAAATGATTTGTTGCCTTAGCATAAATTCTATATTGTTCTCCGCATTCATAAAATGTTATACTAGAAACATAAGATTCATAGACTTCGTCTTTCATATTCTCATCATATTCAATATCATCAAACACATTAAATGGAGAAGTGACTACATATACTACATCTCCTACCTTGCAAGGCAACTTGATAAGTCTGCCCTGTTCCTCTAAGTCCTCATAATATTTCAGCGTTTCTCTTAAATCAGCCATAGCCCATAAATTACGATAGAATAAAGCTAACAATCCTATCTGACTATCCATTTCAACCGACAGCATTTCAGCCATATATTCGTCAAATTCTTCATCTGACATATCGGATAAATCTTCATCGCACATATCTTTTACAAGATTTTTGACAAGCTCTCGGCTATCAATATCAAGTTCATAATTCCTGTATCTTGCCTTACATTTTTCATCTGCATAACAACTGTTATACGCTAATTCAATCATATTCATATCAGATGCCTGCTTGTCGCTTGTTAATCTCTCCATTCCTACTCCTTTCTAAAACGGGCAACTGTTTGGATTTTGCAAAATCCAACTCTTACCTCGCTCTGCAACATCCACATTCGCCCCATTTACAGCTTTTTTCATCTTGGCAATAAAACTATCCTTATCAGCATTTTCACTTGATAAATGGCACATTATGACGTTCTGCAAGCTATCTGAATCGTTAGCTTTAACAAAATCGCAAGCGGTATCAATGGATAAGTGACCTCTGAAAACGTGATTAACTTTCGGATTGTCGGTATCGACTAAATCCTTGTCATAGTTCACGCCTAGTAGAATGTGGTTTATATCCTTAAATTTCCATTTGATTAGTTCACAATCGGTTATGTAAAGCATTCTCCCCATTTCTGGGTGAGTTATCAGAAAGCCATATATCGGACAAGGTTCACCATTTGCGTCTGTGTGTGTCCAATTTCCATCTATTGTTGTTAGGTCAAATGTTCTTACAGTAAAATAAGAATTTGCAAGGAACTGGTTCATAAGCAAGGTTTCGTATGGCTTACATATAGGAATACCCATAGTTTCAAAATCTTTTACCGACTTGCTGTGGTCGAGGTGTTTATGGGTGCATAACACACCCACAACACCTGTAATATCCCAATTCAAGCCTTTCTTAATCTCCTTAATCGGTATTCCACAATCAAGGATAAGCGTTTCTCCGCTGTCAGCCTGTAACAGATAGCAGTTGCCTGCTGATGATGAGCCTAAGCAAGTTAATTTCATACTTCCACCTCATCATCTTTCGGGAACTGGAAATAATTCTGTGTCATCTTGTCAAAAGCAGTTTTCGGCAAAATGCTTACAAATTGAGCGCCTTTTTCGGTATTTATTATTGTTTTAAGAAAGGCAACACACTCATTATGTTCTCTCAGCATTTCCATAGCCTTAATTGCCTTTTCTTCGGTGGAATAATCAGCCAACTTAATGTCATTAATCAAGTCTTCTACTCCTGTTAAATTACGGTTCAAAAAATAAACATCACTTCTGAACCTCTGAATAACTACCATTTCATAAGGAACATCTATTGTTCCGTCCTGTGAAATTATTCTCATATCCACTCCTATTCTGCCTGCATAAATGGTGGCAATGTGCTGTCTGCTTGTTCTTCTGTTGCTTCTGCGGCTGTTGTATCAACATCTTCCTTGAACTCAACTGAATTGGCATTATCGGATATTTCTCTCGTTACCTCTTCCTGCATATTCTCAACCGAATAACTCTTGTCTGTGAAATCTCCGTCAATAATCTCATCAGAAGTATATAATCCCATCGAAATTTCCGGGCAGTATCTTCTTGAAAAGAATGAGGCGGCGCGATATGCAAGCATTACCTGTGGCATTGTTTTCCATTTGCTACCATTCTTGCCGACCCAACCCTCGGCAACTGCCATATCCATATCAACTACTGGTCCGTCAATTCTTTCTCCATTCTCAAATGCGTAGCACATACAGCTAAAAGGTTTTCCGTTTTTATCTGCTTTTTCCTCAAAATGTAAACTGCCGTCATACTTGTGGCTAGTGTTTATCATTCCGATAAGTGCTTTTGCGTTCCACCCAGGTTTGCCCTGTATTACATCAAGGTTCTGCATTACTAAAAATGGGCTTGTTTTCATTCTGATTGCAAGGTCAATCGCTATCATACAATTAGCCTCGCTTTTCTGATACTCTCTTGGAACTAATGTTGACTGCGATAATGCCTTTGCCATCTGATAAGCCATTGTGAAATTATCGGATGTTCCGAAAATTCCAAGGCTAAAATCTGTAACCTTGTTAATGTGCTGTACTGCTGTTTCTTCTTTCTTTTCTACTACTGCTGTTGTTTCTGCCATAATTAGTCTTCCTCACTTTCCTCGATTACTCTTAATACTTTTTCCAACCGGTCCAATTCCCTTTTTGTGTTTTCAATCCTAGTCTTTTCTCTGTTCTTAAACATTTCTTTTGCACGTTCAAAACTAGGCTCTGTAAAAGCTACAAGATTTGAACCATAGCTGATAAAATGTCCTATATCATCTTTTCTTAATCGACCTATGTAACAGGGGAATCCACTACCATTAATTGGCATATAAGTCTTTGGGCTTTCCTTCGCTTCGCATTCAGTACAAGATATTCCTCTAGGTGCTCTGCCGTATCCATATTCATCTAACTCATAAAAATAAAGTTTCATATTATTCCTCGCTTTCTTCATACATAATCATTATGCCTGTTACGCTACCAGAAGTCCGTTTGTTTGCGATGGTTTCCATAATATCCCAAATATCATCATTATCTACGCCAATAGTAACTTTCTCCATTGCTGATACAAACTGTTTGATAACTTCTGCTTCTTCATCGCTTACTGTAAGTACATATGTGTCTTCGCCCTGCATATTACCCCTCCACAATCTCTAATTTCTCGCTATCATTGACAATCAGCATAATCAACTGGCTATCGACCATTTCAGCAACTTTCTTCTGATTAGTGCTGTCAAGGCTCTCACTATCGTCTAAGATAATAGGCACTGACATACCGCTAATCTTCTGAATTGAGTTGCAAATATCAACTCTGCCTAAAATCCTGTTGCCCTTGTTGCTCATAGTGGTAAGAATTGATTTTCCGTTAACTGTAGGTATGCAAACCGACTTGTAACCGCCAGACTTATTCAACTCAAACAACTTCCACTTAACTAATGAGAAGTGGCTGTTAATGCTGTCAGATAACGTTTCATTTTTTGCCTTATCCAATTCATCAAGTAAATCAAGAATCTTCTCGGCATTAGCCTTATTCTGTTCCTGTGTACGCTGTTCTGCCCTTAATTCTTCAAGTCGCTGTTCGTCTTTCTCTGTGTTGCTTTCAGCTATCTTTCGCTCACACTCTGACAACTGCTGCCTTAAATCATTTTCCTGTGCCTTTAATTCAACCTTAACACTTGATATGTCATTAGCCTTGTGCATAGCCTGTTCCTTTTCGGCAATCTTCTGTTCAAGTGCCTTGTATTCCTCTGTGACTGTCACATCAATTTCCTGTGGAAGTTCGGATAACTGCTTTTCAAGGTCTGCAATGGCTGTATTCAGCATTTCAAGGCTTTCTCTATGCTGTGGTAACTCTTTTTGTAAATCTTTAAGAATCTTCTTATTCTTATCAAGTTTGTCTTTAAAAAGGTTGCCATTGTATGTGATAAGCTTTAATTCTTCTGCCTTGTGGCTATCAAAATCGGCTCTTAACTGATCTTTCTTATCCTCCGGATATTCCTGTCCGCAATAGCTACAAATAAGGCTTGTTTCGTCAAATTTGCGTTCATTCTCTGCTTTCCATTTATCCCTTATATCCTGTAAATTTTTATTTATGCTATCAGTTACATTCTGCTGATACTCAATGTTCTTTTCTACATCAGCAATAGTCTTTTCTGTCTGCCTAACAAGAAACTTCTTATCAGAAATCTTGTCCTCAATCTCTCGCCTAGCCTTGATATTTTCCTCATTTGCCTTGCGCGATAAATCTCCCTGTTTGAATTTCAAATCGAGAATGTCAGCACTTGCATTGTCATATTCAGCTAACAGTTTGTCATTGTCAGTCTGCTTAGCCACGCAATCAGCAATCTGTTCTTTAAGGCTGTTTCTAAGCAGTTCAAGGTCAGATGTATCAATGTCAGACTTAATCTGAATATCTCTTTCCTTTTCCTTAATCTGTCCGTCAAGGATAGGCAAATCCTTAGTAATCTTAGCCTTTGTCGCCTTATTCATAGCAGATAATTCTTCTGTTGTGTATTTCTCTAACAGCGGTACTAACTCGCCTAATTCAGCCTTAGAACGTGCTATATCAAGGTCTGTCACATTCTCAACAAGACTGAATAAGTATTCTCTCATTTCCGCAGGCTTCTGATTAAGAAATGCGTTGATGTTACTGCACATCTTGAATACACTCATATCAATGTCAAGATATGCGTTGAAGTCCTTAAGATTCTTTCTCACATCATTAATGTAATATGAGTTATCATCCTTATAGCCTGTCTTATCTTTGTTATAGGTACGGACCTGCACTTTCTTCATAGTTATTTCTTTTCCGTCAACATCAAGTGTAAGTTCAACCGATACGTCCATATCATCAACAGATACTCCATTAACTTCTCTTCTGACAACCGGATTATCTTTTAGCTCATAATCGCAGTTAAACAAGCACCACAAATACGCTGTGGCTATTGTTGACTTGCCTACACCATTCTTAGCAATAATCTTTGTAATGCTGTAAAAATCAAACTCTGCGTGTGCATAACACATAAAGTTTTCAAGTACTACCTTTTTTAAAACTGCTTTTTCCATAAACATATCCTTTCCTTATTAAATATTCATAATAAATACACCATCTTCAACCTGAAAGCTATCAACCACGATATTTATGTATGTACAATTTTTAGCTTCATTAAACGAACCATCAAAGATTGTTCCGTATCGTGGTGACAATATCTGACACATCGCATCTTCATCAAGCGCCATACTTGCTAACTCTCTAACCGTAATATCACTGCACATTAGCTTCGCCCTCATCTGCATAATCAATCTTGCTTACCGATACTTCATAAGCAGTTCTTGTTTCAACTTCATTGTCACTTATCTTCTTAGCGTATTCCCTGCTCTGGAATCTTCCCTGAATCTGAATACGTTCCCCAGCTTCAAGTCTACCTGCAAATCTCGCATTTCTTCCCCATACGATACAAGGTATGTAATCTGACTTACCATAGGCTCTATTGACAGCCATCATAATGTCACATACCTCTCTGCCTTGCGGTGTTGTTCTATATGTAGGTGCTTTGCATAAATGCCCTACGATTTCAATTGAATTGTTCGTATCCAGTGGAATTTCAACATCCTCTAATATATCAATCTCCCTAGCGAATATGCTAAGTATCAGATGGCTATGTGTGCCATCTATGTGTTGATTGTATGACCTAATCTGTCCGTTAATTACTACAGTTCTGTCTACATCTAGTCTGTTAATGTCAACAAGTCTTTCAGATACAACGACCGGAAGCGTATCTACATTGCCGCTTTTTCTTGGAGCTTCTATGTGAAAAATATAAAATCCCTCACCATAAACCTCGTGTGAAAATACTGGTTTCTTAGCAATCTTACCTATCATATAGGCTTTATTATTTGTTATCATTCCTTTTCTCCTCTCTTAACGAATCCTACGACTTTGCCGCCGTCTATAACTGTCACCATATCTTTCTTCTCGTACATATCAATGCAATCCTGTACTGTTATTACTTTCTCGTTTACCTGTTTCATATTGTTCAATCCTTTCTTTTCTCTTTGCCCTTGCCATTGTCAGAACGATACAAGCCAGTTCTAAAAACATCCCGAATATCGTTCCTAGCATAAATCCCTGTATCATAGCTTATATCTCTCTTTCATTATTGTAGGCAGTTCGTAGCAGTCGATAAAATCGTGAGTGTCTGCTATGTACTTCTTTTTAAGTTCACTCAAACCACACCCGTATTCGTGCTTTAACTGCCCTAAAATATCTCTTGTAACTATGCTCCTTAATGGCTCACAATGTTTATTTCTTCCTAAGAGGTAACTTGTTCTTCTGCCAATGTGTGCCAGGATTTCAAGTTTTTCCACCTCATTAATCCGCTTTCTTTCGCCTTTTTCAGAAATAATAAATATCAATCTGCTAAAACTCCTTTCTAATTAATAAGCTGAAATATCATTGACACAATAAATAATATTGCTGATAACATCCATAAATATTCAGCTATCCTGCTGTCTCTCTTTGCTTTCTTGTATGCTGCAATAGAGACTTCTAAATTGTTTCTTTCCGCAATCAGTTCTTCTACTGATATGCTATACTGTGGTGTTGCCTGTACTTCCTTTTCCATAAAACAATCCTCCGCTTAATCATCAGCTCTCTAAGTTTATCTGTGCATTGCAATCTTTTATTAACATCATTGTGTTAGTGCTTGGCATCCAGTTTTTAATATATTCAACTGCCTGTTCATTCTTAAGCCTTGGTGTGTTGGCTCTTGAATTAACATTGAAATAATCCTTGTAATCGTGATTAATTTCTGCAAATACTTTTCTGCTTATTTCCTTGTAAGCGTTACTGTTTTTACCGCCTAAGATTTTTATTACCCTTGCTGATACTAAGTCATTAAGTACTTTCTGCTGTCCGTAATCAATGTTCATTGTATTTTCTAACTTAGACACTCTGTCTGACACATCATCTAACATACCTAGCTGTATTCTCATCATTTCCTGTGGGGATAACTTTTTCTGATAACTGCCTGTCTTTCTGATTGACGGAAGCACCTCTCCTGTAACCCAATCTGTAAATCTCTCTGCACTTTCTTTACGGCTCTGAAAGATTGTCTTGTAAAGATTAGCCTCGCTAATAAATATCATCTTCTGCATTCCGCCCTTTGTAAGGGTATCCGCAGTATGGATACCCTTTTCAGATAACCTCTGCTTAACATTTCCTACATTTGATATTTCTAATGCCTTGCATACATCAGCTAAGCAAAACATAGGTTCATCATCTTTAGTAATGGTTCGGATTTCTCCAAACTCTGAATTGTTAAAAATCTGTAACTCCATAAACATTCCTTTCTAACAATGTGTGATATATTCCTTTTAAGGCACATTTGAGCAATTTTGCTCATTTCTATCTGTTGTAGCTTGTAGAACTTTATGTTTATTGATACAATAGAGAAGTGATGGTAGACATTTTCCAAAAAGGAGATTGTATGGATACTGTCATAGCATTGTGCGTATCAGTGGTCGGCTCATACTTCTGTGACGTAGACTTCTGCACCCTGTACGCTCTTATTTCTATATCAATAGAATTAAATAAATATGCTAAAGACAAAACTGCCAATCGGTAGGTAATTCACACTTGATACGAACAGGGCGCTATCCCTGCCAAAAAGAACTAATGATGTTTGAATAAAAGTTTGTAACTATTTACCGCTACCATCACTTCTCTATTGTATCAATATCAAAAATTCTAATTCTTATGTGTCTTGTGGTAACTTATGAAGTTACTTTCTTTGCAAAAAAAATCTCCATAGGATTTTCAATATTCAAATTATCAATCATAATCTGAATTTCGTTACTGCCAAAAACTCCCTTGTGCATTCGTAAATAGAAAGTCTTGGGTGTTACACCTATCATTTGTGCAACTTCTGTCTGCGTTTTTCCGTTTTCAGCAATAATCCCACGAAGCTTATTTGTATCAACCATCTTCTCATCTCCTTTCCAACTTCGTAACTTTTGAAGTTACTCTTATTATACACCGCAAAAGTAACTTGTCAAGTTATTTTTTTCTTGACTTGTAACTTTTTTGTGCTATAATCAAGCTACCGATAGGAAAGGAGGAAACACTAATGATTAAAACTGTTGGAGATAGGATTAAGGAACAAAGAGAGCTTAACAATATGTCACAAGTAGAGTTGGCTAAAAAGATGGGCGTTTCTAAACAGACATTATATAAGTATGAAAACAATGCCGTAACAAACATACCAAGTGATAAAATTCAGATTGCTGCACAGATTCTTGATATTTCTCCATCGTATTTAATGGGATGGGAAGATAATTTATCTACTGATAATGCTGATATTATTCCCGACTTAATGTCAGATAAGAAAATGTTGGATAGTGTTAAGAAGTTAATGAAACTTAATAAAGAACATCAACAAACTATATTTGACAATATAGCCTATTGGTATGAGAAAGAGGGGCATTAAATGCCCCATTTCTTTTTGAATGATATAATTAATTCATATAAAAACTTTAAAAATCTTTTATTATTACAGCTATTGACTGTTTCTATTATTATTCGCCTGTATTCCTCATTACTCATAAACCTGCACTCCCCTCTCTTGCCCTTGCACGTTTGATAGCGATACGATTATTATAGAACACACGTTCTATCGTGTCAAGTGTAGCGGCGATATTGCCAACGCCAATCAAACAATATCGCCTGCCAGAACTTGAAAATGTTTAAGGGTCTTTTCTTAAAGACAAGTTTATTATACATTTATCGTTAGTATATTTCAAATACTTTCGGTCGTGTTATTTCGACTTTATTCGACAACTAACTGGAACTTGTCGATTGCATTGCCCATAACGCCTGCATATCCGTCCATTCCGTTAGATGTTTCATCATCTATCTGCTCTGGATAGAAGTTGCGGTTGTCAAATACAGATACCATATACTTTGCATACTTCCAAGGCTCACCCTCTGGCGTATAGTAAATGATTTCTATTGCGTCAATCTCGTGCTTCTTGTCACCTGCATAGCCATTATCGTAATCGTCATAATTAAAGCCAGTAACATAAGGAAGCCAATCACCGCCCTTTAAGTGAACTCTGTACTTAACTGAACCTCTGCTAACCTTGATAATAAGTGCTGTGATAGCTTTATTGTCGCCTGCACCAGCCCAATCTTCTCTGTCCTCTACTTCACCCCACCAACGGTCTGTATAAGCGGCATATGTAGCATATACGTGTTCATCTGTGCTATCCTCTGTGTTATCTTCTTCGCTGTTATCTTCTGTATTATCTTCTTCATTATGAAAGCCATAGAATTCTGATAAGTCGCAAACTCCGTCTACTCCGTCAACAACGCCGCTTGGTGTGTACTGCCAACCTGCAAGGTAATGGTCAATGTTAGGTGTTTTATCTGCGTCAGTTTCATCATTGAGTTGCATTTCATCATATCCTAAGTAGTAACGTGCTATCCAGAACGGACAATCTAAGTCACTAGGGTCTGTATAGGGCTTGATGTAACTACCATAGAATGATAAGCCAGTATATACGCCAAAGTCATATCCTGCACCCTCAATAACCTCTTTGTAAGCCTTGATAATATCAATAAGCTCTGAACCTAAGTTTCGCATACAAGTATCTTCAACGTCCATCCAAACTGTTACCTTACGTCCGTCAAGTACCTCTAATACTCTTTTAGCCGCTGCGATAGCTTCTTCTACTGTTGGCGTGTAAACATAATTGTATACACCGCAGATATGCACGCTTGCTAACTGACAGCCTTTCCAGTTGTTTTCGAATTGCTTATCTGGGTCAAAATCACGTCTGATAACCTTAAGAATAGCGTGAGTAAGTCCTGCCGCCTTAACTCTGTTCCAGTCAACTACACCATTCCACGCTGAAAAATCTCCACATTTAATCATAATTAAAATACCTCACTTTCTACTGTTCCTGTTGCATCTGAACTAACTATGTTATCTCCTGTGCTGTATGTTGCCTTGTATGTGTTTTTAACACCATCAAGAAAGCTCTTAAGCTCGCTGTCTAGTGCTATATCATTCGCCAAGTATGCCGCAAAATCATTGAAGCTAGCTGACATACTAACTGTGCCGCTTTCGCTGATTGTAGCTGACAGATAAGCTACCTGTTTAAGTGTTCCATCTGAGTTTTGAACGGATAATGTTCCGTTCTTCTGAATTGATGAGTTGATGTCTAACATTGTGTTTTACCTCCTAATTCGCATTAAAAAAGGACACCCGAAGATGTCCTTAATTGCTTAATTGCTTTTCCAATTTTTTAATACGCATATTCTGCGATTGTACAGTCGCAACTATATCCGCTATTAATTCATCATAGCGTAATGCGTATCTTGCTGTTAGTTCTTTAGTTGTATTTCCGTTTTCGTCTGAGACTTGTGTTTCGTAGTTATCATTATTAATCTTTTTATCGATAAATAATCCCCAGTCATCTTTCATAGTTTCTTTAACCTGCTGTGCAATAAATCCGTGATGATAGCGATTAGAAGTACCGTTAATCATTTTAAATTCGCAAGGTTTTAAATTGTAGATAAATTCAGAAGAGTCTTCTGAATTCAATAAATGAACGTCTTTTTTTACGTTCTCGTCTGAATCAGAAGCAATTGTTCCATAAATTGACCCGAAACATCGCAAATCATATCCTATGTATGTACTTCCATATACTGACAGTTCGCAGTTCTCGTAGTGTCTGTCCTCTGTATTTGTAATTCTGACATTTTGTGTGTCTTTTCCCGAATTTGGATTATAGCAATATACTGTAAGTGTCGTTGGTTTTTTAATATTGTCTTGGTAACCGCCATTCATCGAAATATTGGGCGAAAAAAACTCTAATGATTTGTTTAAATCGTTGTTTATTCTTATAACGAATTCGTATTCCGTATTTTCTGTTTTCTCTTTGGTACAATTTATTCCGACAACATCTCCATAATCTGCATTTAGCACTAAAGCTCTTCTTACTTCATTATTGCTAGTATAATATCTTGTTGTAGTTATCGAACCTACATAATTTTCGTAATCGTCGACCCAAGAATAGAATTTAATGTAATTTTGGTCTATCGACATTCCTTTAATTCCATTATTTTGGTATGTCGACAATATGCCATTATCAATTGAGAAATTGCCAATTTGACCTTTAGAAGCATACATATATCCATCCGCACGAACGTACCAATTACCATAATATGCCCCATCTCTTTCTTCTTGGCAAGAGAATGTCCAAGCTTCGGAATCAGCGGGTGCCTGTATATAAGTTCTATATTTGCCGTAATCTTTATAGATAGAAGACTTGCTGATGTCCCAGCCTCCAATCGTGCCAGACGAAAAATAGCCGCTTCCTGTAATTTGTGCGTTAGTTGCATACAGTTTACCAGTTTGACTTATATAAAAATTAGGACTTTTGCTGTATCCCTCATCTTCAGTTCCGTGAAAAACCGAAAAAACATATGGTGTAATATCGCCAGGTATTTGTAATGCAATTCTGAATAAGTCATTATTCTGCTTAAATATTGTACTTATTGAATCTTTAGACACTTTCCAGCCGCCAACGTTTCCGCCGTCTGAAATCAGATTGCTACAAGTTATAGTTCCGTCTGCTGTAATGCTGGTGTTTGTGCTGTTTAATGTAAACCTGTTGCCACTTAAATTAAGCCCACCCCTTGCAGTAATATTTATTGTATCTGCAATAGCTTCGATAGCACTCTTAAGTTCGCCTGTTTTAGGGTCTTTTTTGATATATAAATCAAGGCTTGTTTTAGTTGCATAACTTTCTAAATCGCTTGACTTAGCGTAAGTTCCACTAAGTGCCAAACTAATACTTGAACCATTATCATTAATTTCCTGCGTAATTTTGTTAATCATAGTAGTTGTTGTACTATAATTATCTGTCAGATTTTTCTTTGTCTGTGTTAATTCTGTTGATATGCTATTAAGATTAATCTTAAGACTAGCGTTCTGATTAAGCATATAAGCTAATTGTGTGTTAGATACCTCTTTCCAACCCCAATTACCTTTATCATCTTTAACCCAACGCCAAGTTTTTTGAGCTGTTTCGTTGTATGCTATTGCTCCGTGATGTTTAGCATATTCATCGTTGCTGTAAGTCCAAGTAAGATTATCGCTTGGAAATAAATCATCTGACGGATAAATAGGTACGAACCAGTCAACGGCTGGATAATTATCTTTTGTAGGTGTTGCTGTTACTGTATATACCATAAAATTATCATTCGTTTGTTGGTATAAGTCGGATAACGTGATTTCGTAGCTATCTAGCTTCTGATTAACAGTAGAAAACTTGGTCTTAATGCTTTCGTTGTCAACATTTTCAGTCCACCACAACTTGTTAGTGATAAAATCACTAGCAACTTTCATCATACCGCCCCATTGAGTATAATCTTTGCCAGCACCACTTGTTATAGCTTGCATAATGACATTAAGTGTCTGTCCCTCGTTGTCCAGATAAATTTTATTGCTCTTAAGTGTATGGGTGTTATCGTTATTGATAACATTAAATAGTGTTTCAATATCCAGCTTGCTTGCATTGATATTAGCATTATCTTGAACAACATCATCACGAACAACTTTCCTCGTAACACCTTTTTCAGTAAGTCCTAAGGCATCAAACATAAGATTGCCAGCTTTATCCCAGACATACATATTGTAGTCCGAATTAGCGTCTTTACCTATTTGAACTCTTATTCTGTCAGTATCTTTGATGATAATTGTATTGTCTTGCCAGTAAGACATTCCATTTTCACTATGAACCTTAAATTTAGTAGTGTTAAGGTCAAGTGCTGTAATCTTGCTCGCGGCTATGCTGTCAATCATAGCGTCTTTAATCTGTGCATTGCCAATAACACTTACAACTGCATTAGCGAATTCTGTTGTTAAGCTTTTACCTGTCGCTGAACCAAACATTAAGGTCTTAATGTCTGCCACATCTGCGTTTAACACACCTATCTGTGCATAATCTGCTTGTAACTTAGCAATATTAGCTTCATTAATCGTAGCTTTACTTGCTGTCAAATTAACAATTTCCGCTGTGACAGCTTCAATCTTGTTAGTCTTTAATTGGTCGATATACGCTTGATGTGCCTTTAAATTCTCAACATTGGCATTAGTTATATCAGCATTTTCAATAACTGCCTTGTTGATTAAGACTAAATCAGCGTAGTATCGTTCCATTTGCTTTGTTATCGGACCGCTAGCAATATTACTGTTTTCTGTGTCAGATTGTCCGATAGATGTAACTGTGTCCATTAAGCCGCCATCACATTCGTGTGTTATCTGCATTATAGGCACTTTGTAATCAACGCCGCCCTTATTAACAGTTATAATGTCGCCTACTTCAAGCCGCCAGTCACCGACAAACTTAACTGTAAGCGGTCTAAACTGAAAGCCGCCTATCTTTTTATAAATCTCATTTAAGTTAGCTTGTGTCATAAATGGATTAGCAAAGCTAAGTCCAGTTGTACCACTGCCGCTAGTGATTGTGCTAGTTTCCTTATCACCAGACTTCGTATTATTGCAAGTCAGCTTTTTAATTGTAAAATCCTTGCTTGTTGTAAATGTAACGCCCTGCTGATAGTATTGGTGTCCGTCAAGCACATAGCCACTATCCTTATACCATTTAATTTCAAGGTTTCCGTCAGAATTAATAGCCGCATTTCCACCTTGTAGCATAGCCATATAACCAATCATTTCACGCATTGTATAACCTTGTGGCTTATCTGTAATTGTATGTGTGTTTGTTATGCTAGTTGCTAACTGTATGCCTAACTTTGTACAGATTTCTTCTAAAATAGCCTTATCCGTACTAGGATAAGTTAATTCAGAAAAATAACCTTTTTCAGCTTTGTACATCTTGTCATAAGCTGTGTACTTAGTGTATTCGCCGTTACTTTCTTCTTCAGTTGCAGTAAATATTCCTATCTGTACATACTCAATGCCGCTATCGCCCTTAACACCCTCAAAAATGGTTATATCCTTATTTTCAAGCGTGATTTCTGGATTATAAATAGAAAAGGTAACACTACTACTGCAAGTGTTACCTATGGAAATGCTATTGTTCGGATTGATTATGTTGCTGTACTTAAACTCATTAAGTGTCTGATTGTATTCTTTTCCGTCAACTAAATATTTGCTGTAATATCTTGCATACAGCAAATTGAAATCCGCACCCCAATTAATATTTTTCATTTATTGGATTGCTCCTTTCTGCTGATTAATCGTTAATCATAAAGCTAAGTGCGATAATGTTAGCTGGCTCAATGGCTTCGCAACTATCAAATGCGCTTATATCAACTTTTGTGTATTCAGATACTTCTATCTCCTGTTCTCCCAATTCTTCAAGTTCTGATTTTATCTTATTGTTGTCGCCTTTATTTTCTTTGCGTATCTTTTGTATCGTTTCTACAACCGCTTTAAAGTGTGGCTCTAACATCTTAATGTTAGACATAATGGCAACTGCTAATCTGCCACCCATTTTAAGCTGTGCTACACTTGCAAGTGCTTCATAATGTGCTAAAACTTCATTTCCTGTTATTTTCATAGTTAATCTCCTTATTTCTGAATTAAACTTAATTTTGCTCCGACTATTAATCCGTCCTCATTCTTCGCTCTTGTGAGATACGGATATGTCACATCTCCTGTGTATATTGTCATTTCCTTTTGTTGACCGCCTAAGAACAGGACTTGTGCTGTCGGGAATGGGTTATTTTCATCACTAATCACATTATCAAGCAACAACGCCTGTTCACCTGTTAATGGTGGCAATTGTAGTTCTACTTTATCCTTAATAGCCACGATTGTGCCTACCATTTCTCCATAATCGTTTCTTCCTGTGTTCTTAGACCAAATCTTATTCCTACTATATGTGTAGCCGTTATATGCTACTGGGAATGTCACTCCCTCGATAATTACAGCACTTATCATTCAATCGCCCCTTTCTGCCTAAAAATTGGTAACAAAAAAGAACATATCATCTCTGATACGTTCCCTTAGTTTTATATATTTATATTTTCAAGTTGTCCCTACCACTAACATTTTATTTCAATACCCATTTTGAATTTTTATTTATTAAGTTAATTAAACAGCAATATCTTCAATAAACATATTGCTTAAATAAAATAAGTAAAATTGTAATATGTTTGTCCTTGATTTGCCTTAATTTCGGTATCACTATAAATTTGTAATGCACCATTAGGTGTCAATTGTCCATATGCCACAAACCCCGCCGGATTATATACTGTGACAGGAAATTTTATAACTTTACTCGGTCTATATTCCTCAGGCAGAGTTGCGACTGTTGTCCAGCTCCTAATTGCTACAGTATTGGTTAGTTTAGCCGGCATTATATTTACCAGTGCCAAAGCAGGTGCGTATGTTATGATAGCATTTTCGTACGTTGTTGTTGTATTGTTGTTCAGCTCACTTATCATATCATTATTACTCTTAATCCCATCTTCCATATGATTAAGCCTGTCTGGGCTTAATGGAGTGCCGCCGCTAGTGCCAGCTTTCCACGCTTGCTTTATGTATTGTATAAAATTCATAGTAAAACCTCACTTTCCAAGCACACAAAAAGGACACCTCACAATTAAGCGAAATGTCCTTGTCATTTTGCTATTTATTTGTTATTATTGACGTGAGCAACTTATATGTACTCATATGTGCTAATCAGAACAGGTCTACCCAACTTGTTCTGATTTTTTATAGCTGTAAATTTCTTACAGCTATTGAATTTTCTTTCTGTTTGAGCTATTATATCTCACAAGAGAACTTATGCAACATTATTGAATAATTGCAGTATAAATTCTCTTCCAAGTTGGGTAATTCGTCTATGATAGATTACTTTACCGCTGTCAAGAATTTCTTGTTTAATTTCCTCATATCCCATACTGCTGTATGGTGAGTAAAGAACCCAAGTTCCATTGACATTGTACTGAATTTTTCTATCAGCAAGCAACTTGTTAAGTTGAATAGCAGAATTTAAGTTCAGCTCTTTAGCAATCTCCGTCATTGTATATGTTTTATTGACGTGCGTTAAGATAGTGTTCTTTCTTTCTGCTTCAACTCTTGCTTGCCTTTCTTTTTTTAACTTTGTTAATAATTCTATTCCAAAGTCTGGATTATTCAGTATTTCATCAATAACATTATCGGTAGCATATATTCCATTCTTGCGAATTGACGGAATAATCTCATCAGCTACTAATGCTTGAAATTTCTCTGCTGTTTCATTTTTGGCTTTCATTGCTAGGCGGTAGAAGATGTTTTCTGGGATAAAATCGTCTTTCGCAACTTCCTGCGAAAATCCTATTTCTAACAAATATTGTCTAACTGTATTCCATCTAACATATGTTGTTCCCTTACTATTGTCAACAAATCCTAATCCTCTGGCAACGTTTTCCAATCTTAAATAAGCAACGCCATTCTGCTCATAGCAGTCTACGCCGCAAATATTCTTAGTGTTCATTGGTGCCTTAATCTCATTGTGAGTGTCATCTTTTGTAGTTGGATTATTATAACTCATTATTTTACCTCCTACAAATTTATCATTCGCTCAAAGCAGAACTTATTGCGTAGTGGGAGTATATGCCCACAATGCCTCACGCAATAATATTATGCCACTTCCTTTGTAGACTTGTCCTGTCCCTTTAAATCAAAATTATTAACATTGTCCTGAATAGTTTCTAACTGCTGTAAAACTCCTATGAGAACATATCCTATTCTTTCGTTTTCCATATTTGCTAAAACTTCTGTTACTGTTGCGTGTGCAATTTCTGACGCTATGTCAATATTTGTTACGATTTCTACATTACTCATTTGTTTTTCCTCCGAAAATATTCTTGAATTTTCCGAAAGAAACTGATATGATAGATTTATCAATTCCTTTCGGATTGGTGGTTTGAGTAGCAACTAAAAGTTTTGACCGACTTGTTGCTACTCTTTTTTGTTGTCTTTAAGTTCTTTTTCTACTAACCCTATGCCTTTCATAATGGTATCAGTTCTTGTTAATTCCAATTCATCAGCACATTTCTGAATACGATTAGCTTCATCTTTTGTTATTCTGATGTTGAGATTAACATTTCTAGGGTTTTCCTTATGTGGTCTTCCTGCTGGACTAATAATAATCACTCCTTTCAATTATTGCCCTTGCAATATTTATGTTATAATAATAACTGTCCTTGCAATAATTGTCAAGCGCTTTTTCAATAAAAAATGGAACGCACCGAAAGATACGCTCCATTAAGAGATTATTTTTCTATAAAACGTGGTATAAAACTAATGCTGTTATAACTGCCAGCTCCATTATTTTTACAATTAACAGTTAAGCCATATGCAGTTATTTTATCGCCAGCTTTATAGTTTCCGCTTTTTAAATTAAAATCTTTTGAAAAATATATGTATATTTTTTCTTTGCCGTATTCGCTCTTATTCTTAACGACACCTGTAAAAAATCCTGCCTGTAAGCTATTTACTTTTTATTCTTAAAGTTCTATTAACTAACACTTTCCATGTATTGTAATCATCAATAAACTTATAAATATCCTTATGCTGATTTAAAAAGGCGTATACTGCAAAATAATTAAATCCTCTAATATATTCTGGTGGTGGATTATCTTTCGTTTTTCCATAATCACATATTGCAAAAAAAATTCCATAATTTCTAACAGTAGTGTCGAAAACGTCTTGCTGTTTCACCATTTTTCCTGTGCAACTATTGTAATAATTAATTAACTTGTCTGTTGTTTCTTTTTTAATCGCTGGGTAATCATATTTTTCATTGTACTTCAATATTTCTGTCATTGAAATGTACGTTGCATGAAATTCAGACCAAAGCCTTATATAATCATTTTCGGTCAATTCTCTTTTGTTCTTTATCCCGAATTTTTCTCCAATGATAGTAAAGTCATCAATATGAGTTAATTCATGATGTGTTGTTGATATCATATTTACTAAATCATTGCCATACTTAATGTATACTTCAAATTGATTATTAATCGTTGGGTACACTAGCCCAAATTCTTTCCCACTAAGCATTTTAGCATAGTCACTGTCAATTTTATTAATAGCCTCATATATATTATCAACAATTAATATTGAGTTATTCCAATCTTGAATATCACTTTGTATATTACGTTCTTGCGCCGTTATAAGTGCATGAGCTTTAATTCCCGCTTTGCTTATCTCCATATTGCTTTTCCCTTTCCTTTTTATTTCCAAAATAGCAACATACCATTGTTCCACTAACATATATCACTATAACGAATCCAAGGGATAAATCTTCTCTCCGAAACCATTCAGACATATTATAAAGCTCTTCATTTATAAAGTTTCGTGTTGATACTTCCGCGCTTGTTTCTGTACCTTTTTCATTTTTCTCTGTGCAAAACTCCAAATAATCTTGAATTTTACTGCCTGTTCTTCTGCCGCTATCCTGTAGATACCATATAAAAGTCGCAGATAATAACACCCAAATAATTAAGCATATCGCTTTCCTTTTCATTGTGATACACCTCCTTGCTATCCTAATGGTTAGAGTGTATCACAACATTGTATTAAATTCAATTATATATTATATGCAGGTAACCCAGTCATTGCTGTGTACATATTTGCTTGCTTTTGTGTAACTCTGAATATCTCTTGTCCATCAATTTCTATTGTTCTTCCATTTTCAACAGCGTATATTAGTTGCCTTAATAACATATTAGTTTCTGTTGTGGCGCTATTATCCATATTAATTTGTGGCATTGTAGGTATGCTAGTATTTGCATTAAATTTACTTGCTTTTGTGCTTTGAATAATATCGCTAGTAAAGTCGCTTAAAGAAACCTCAACAGGTTTGTAATTAAGCTCCATACCTTGTTTGAAGCCCTCTATCGTGTATTCACCTATCTGTTTCATAACTCTTGATGGACTATGAATGTCTAAGGCATCTCTTATTGTATCAGATACGTTATCTGCGATGTATCTAGCTTCGCTAAAAATGCTGTTTTCCATACTTTCTAAGCCATCATAGAAACCTCTGCCTGCATAATGACCTATATCCCATAATGAATCATATATGCCATCAAAGCTCGATTTAACATTGTTAACGTAATCATCAATCGCGCTATATGTGCTACTTAAATTGTCAGATAAACCATTGTTAAAACCCTCAACAACCCATCTTCCGTATTCTTCCGCACGCCTTGATGGTGAACCAAAATTCATTGCACTATCGTGAATATTTCTATCTAATTCATCCATCCAATCTCTTACAGCATTGTTGCTTTTATTAACATTATCAACAATTCCGTTAACAAAGCCATCTACTGTATTTCTTCCATAGCCCTCTACGTCTACTGCTTCTCCTGCTTCATTTAAAGCAGAATCAAGCATTTCTTGCCAATCTTCCTTAAGTTTAGGCTTTGTGTTGTTAACACCAACATTGGAATAAACTCTAATACTATCAAATAGCGATGTTGTGAGCTTGTCTGCCGCTTCATCAGCGTACACGCTTCCGTCTATTCCTAACTGATTAAAGCCATCTTTAACAGAATCAAGTGCTGGGTCTAATGTGCTTTTACGCCATTTCTCAATAACACTTTTAATATAGTTTTCTTTTGTTGTGAATATTTTAGCTATTGGGTTTAGGTTTTCATAGTCTTTTGTTGCTTCTTCAACTACTGATGGAAGTTGATTGAGTAAGTTATACTGTACTTGATTAGCATATTGCATATATGCCGCGTCTATTCTCTCTGTGCCTTGTTGTACTTGCGTATCACTAGCACCATATAAACTTGACCAATCAAATTGACTTGCATCTATTCCTAAAGCTGTAAGCCTATCTCTCATATCCGTTATAGCTTGTGACGATTCCGTTCCCAATGTGGATAGGTTATCTTTTCCGTTTTGTGCCGCTGTTACAACTTCATTTACAGCCTCACTAAATCTTTGAACATCAAGTCCGGATTCTGTCATATACTGTGATATATCTAATGCGCCGCCAAATCCTTGAATAGCAAGTGTCGCATTATCAACCGACTTGTCACTATTAATAGAAGATATTTTATCTATTAAAGGCGTAGCCGCATTTAAGAACTCTTCTTCTGATATTTTCCCATCATTAAACTGCTGTATAAGTGTTTCTAAATCTGAACTCATACTTGTAAACGATTCATTTCCTTTGTCGCGTAAACTTGCTAATTGTGCCACATACTCTGGAATTGCAACGCCTTGCGCTTCAAGAATATCTTTCCAAGCACCTACAACATTACCAACGATAACATCATATTCATCATTGAATACATTTTTAGATTCACTTAATAAGTTTTGGAATTGTTCTATAATTTCCGGCATTTTTTCATTAGTCGTGTATGCTCCATCTTCAACCGCTGTTTTTAAAAGATTTACATTATCTGTTGTTTCTTCAAGATTTTCTTTTGCTTCTGATATATTTTTAAGTTTGTCTGTGGTTTCAGTTATACCATCTGTTATTTTTCCAAAAGAGTCTTTGGCTACATCGCCTAATTCTTTCATTGTGACAGTTCCAGTATCTTGCAATGCTGTAAACATACTATTAAATTCTGCTTCTTTTACAGCTTGTGAGATACCCACTATTGACGATATTAAGCCAGTAGCACCCACTATTAATGCTGTGAATGGGTTTGATAAGCCTATGAGTTTTAACGCCGCCGTTGCTACGCCTACGCCGCCTGCTATTTTAGCAATAGAAACTACAAGGTTATCACTTCCTACCGCCAATTCATAAAAGCCGCTCTTAACAAGCGAAAACTCTGCAAATACACCTATAACGCCTATTGCACTTTTCTGCAATGCTGACATTTTGCCTCTAATAGTTTCAATCCCCTCATTAAATGTAGCGAAAAAGCCATTGTCATTTAAAGATGTTTTAAGGGCATTAAAGGTTTTATTAACATCAGTTACAGTTTTAGCCGCCTTTGGGTACATAAATGTTAGTGCCGAAGCCGCCGCTTTATTTCCATTAAGTGCGCCTGTTGCCGCCGCTACTGTTGTTGCAAATTTATCAAGTGTCTTGTACGTTTTTACTATACTAGCTACAACTGCTGAACTGCCTATCGCCTTAAGTACTTTAGGGACTGCCACAAGCGATATAAGAAGTGTTTCTATAGGCGCTTTAGATAGCATACCTAAGTATAATTCAATAGCCGCTTTTAAGCCTTGTACAAGCACTTTAGCCGCCGATTTAAACACCTTAGTCCAATTAATGCCTGCAAGGAAATCTCCCATTTTCTGACCGATTTTAAACCACGGAACATCATCTATAGCTTTTGCAAACCAATCAAAAATTCCTGCCACTAGGTTAGATGTATCTTGTCCTGCCTTGAAGAAATCGCCAACAGCAAAATCTTCAAATATTCTCTTAACAGGCTCAAGTGCCTTATCAATCCTATCAGCCCAAGCAACTGCCGAATTTTCCATATTGGCAAATGCTTTATTCCACGCCGCTTCATATTCTGCCGCCGCCTTAGTAATATCATCTGTTAAGTCAATACTGCTACCGCCGCCACCGCTTGAACCCTTGCTTGAGCTTGTATCGTCCTGTAATTTATTTATTTCATCAAATCCCATAAGAGATAGCGTAGCTTTCTTTGCTGAATCCGCTACATCTTTGTATCCGTCTGAAATATCTTCCAATCCGTCAGAAGTATCTTTGTAACCACTTTGTCCGAAGCTTTCAAAGTCAATCTTAACGCCCATTAAAGAAGCAAGATTGACTAATAATCTTTTGATTACAATAGTTACTCCGTTTACTACTGGCATAACCTTTGAAAGAATTGGGATAAATAGCTGTCCTGCTACCATTCCTACCTCTTTCATATTGTTACTGAACTGGCGTAACATATTACTTGGACTGTTAATCGTATTGGCTAAATCGCCCCAAGATACTTTACTTTGGTCTAATATTGCTAACACTCTTAACTGCTGTTTTTCCATCTGTGTCATTTCAGACACCGACTTAGAAATGCCTAAGTTATAAGCATACGTCGCTAATGTGGCATTGGTAATATCAATACCATACTTATACAATGCCCTTGACTGCCCGATTAAGCCGCTTTGTAAGTTCTGTGCTACTGTTGAATAGTCCACATTAAAAAGTGAGCTTATATCGCCTGCAAGCATTGTCATTGACTTTGTTATTGCTGTTGTTGCTTCACCCGTCTGTCCTAGTGAGTTAGTGACAGAGGCTAACTGTGAAGCGTACTGTGTTATCTCTTGTATGTTAAGTCCTAAGTTCTTTGCTCCACTTTCTTCAAGCAAACCACCTTGAACATTAACTTTTAAGCCAGATAGCTTTCCAAGAGTATCATTTACTCTGCTTTGGAAGCTCTCTGCATATGCTGTTGCGTTATCATATCCGTACTTCTCGTAATCCTTATCCCATTCTGAACCAATCTTGCCAAATGCTACCGCTTGATAGTTGAACGCTTCAATGTAATCTGTTGTTGACTTGATGGCTTCTATAAGTTTCTTACTGCCACGAATTACCATAAAATAAGTGGCATAAAACTTACCTATTGCACTTGCTAAGTTCCAACTGCTTTTAGTTGCTGTTTTAGCACTTGTAGATACTCCATACAGCGACTTTTGAAGTGAGTTTGAAGAAGTACCCACCTTGCTACCTTGACTAGCTAAATTAGCCAATGCGTTAGTCATAGCAATAACATTACTACTTACATTAGGTGCTCTTGATAATGTGGTCATTAAGCCATTCAGTGCATTACCCAGTTTAGGGATATTCACTGTGGCATTTTCAATACTTTTACTGCCTAACTTGCCAAGTGACTTTGCAAATTCTGTGACCTGTGTTGCGTTCTGTGGTATGGCTGATATGCTTGCAACCGCTTTTGTAACAGCTTCAAGTGATGTAGCTGTATTAGCAAGTGCGGCTGAATCAACAGAACCTATCTTTGTGATATTCTTAGCAAGTCGGATAAAATCAGTTGTTTTTACATTCATATTCTGCATAGCAGAACCTAACTGACTAACACCACTCGCAAGGCTACTTAGTGATGAGTCATTCACAGTCGCAAGTGATGTAGATAGCCTTGTAAGCTGATTTATCAGTTTATCAACAGAATTGATAGCTTTAGTGGCAGTACCGGTAATTTTGACTTCTAATGAATCTAATTCCACGCCTTAGCCCCCTTTTATAGGATTGTTGGCGGTAGTCCTTTCTTTTCAGTCTGTGCCGCCCATTTTTGCTCATTGAGTAACATCAACTGTAACTCCTTATCATATGTATCTTCTTCACTTTCTTCTGTTTTTTCTGATAAAATAGCTTGTTTAGGATATTCAATGTGTACATCTTTATCAAATGCTGCACCTATTCCGCAAGAAATAGCTGGAATTGCGTAAACCAAAAACCAGTTATACATTTCTGAATCGCGATTTTGCCTATCAATCTTTTTACCTTTTGCGTATAGTAATAATTTTGTAGGTGTCATTTTTAAAAAGTCCGAATAACTAACGCCTAGTGAACTGGCTAAGACAAAGTATTCTTCCCAGATTATTTTGTGGAAGTCTGCTTTTTCTTGTGGTCCTGTGGAACTACTGTCGGTTTCTTCTGTTCTTGTGTTGCTTCTTCCACATTGTTCGCCATTTCCTCTAGCATTGCCGTTATTCCGCTCAACTCGAAAAAACCATCATCTTCCATCGCTTTCTTGATTTCCTCGAATAATGTTCTGTATCCGTAACTCTTATCCGTCTTTCTCTTCTCTGTAATATATGCTCTAGTGAGTTCCTTTGCTTCATCCATTGTTACAGGATTGTTGTCAATACAACCTGCATAAATGGCTGTGACGCAAATTTCCGATACTTTTGATACAGCTTCGGCAAGAGCATCAAACGCAAGTTTTGCTGCTTCACTTTCACTCTTTGCTGTTTCGGCGGAAATCGTAGACAAACAAGAAGAGGTTATATATTCAAACATCTTCTGTACTATCTCTTTACATTCTGCTGCACCGAATGAGAACTCAACTTTGTATTCTTTTCCATTTGCATTAATATTCATCATAATTTTTACCCTTTCCCACCCTATCACTATATAGGGAAAGGTGCGGATTTTACACCGCACCTACCTTTTAAAATAATTATTCTGTTACATCATCAAGATATGATGTGTAGTCGGCTGTTTTGGCGTTTGTGCCACCAATCGACACAGCCTTTGATTTAGTCGATTGGCTTATTATTCCCCCACCTTTGTTACCGTGAATGTGCCACCAGCACCCTCGACAACTTGAAGCTTGTCTGTGCATTCGATAGGTGAAGTGTTAGGAACTGCTGTTACTGTCATTTCAAGTACCGAATCAGTACCAGAAACATCATTAGGCGTTGCTGTTACCTGCCCCACAAATGCGTACTTAGCAACCGCACCTAATCCGTCAGAACCATATAACTGAATAATATCTAACTGCTTGCCCTCTGCTTTGATTAAGTCCTGCAAATAAGCCTTTTCAAGGTTTCCTGTGTAAGTCTTAGCGTCAGATGTTTTGATACCCATTAAGAATGTCTGTGAATCATCTTCAAATGTTGTACTTTCAACTGTGTTAGGTGCTGATACTGGTGCTGAAATCGACTTAGCCGCAACCATTAACTTGTATGAGCCTGCAAAACCATCTTCGCTATGCTCCTTGTAGATAACCCTAGCTTTATAACTTGTACTTGCCATTGCTTTGTCTACCTCCTAAAAATTCGCAAAAAATAAGAGCATTTCTGCTCTTTGTTACATTAATCTGTCATTTGCCGCTATCATTCGTCTGAATCTAGCGGTACTCTTATGTACTTTATTGCTGATTGAAAATTCTGGCATTGCGTTGCCTTGAAATCTCATTGTCTTAAATGTATCTGTAATTATTGCCATAACCTTGCGACAGTCAGACTTGCTTGTGTTAGTGGTAACATCTACTTGGAATGTTGCTAACAATGCGTTAATTGTCTGTCCGTCAAGCGTTTGTCCTTGTTCAATCGCTGGCAGTAAATGAATGTATACTGTTGGAAATACTGCTTGACCGCTGTTTTCCCCCTCATTTGTTATGACTATCTTCGAATATGTCTTTTTAAGCTGTGTTAGGGTTTTAGCCTTGACAAGTGCTGTGACTGTGTTTTCAAGGTCTATCGCCCAATCGTTTGCATTTGCCATTAGCCGAACACCCTCCTTGCTACCTCAACATATTTCTGTATAATTCCCATATCAGCCTTATAAACAGGCATTTGTGCTTCTACGCCGTGTGTAAGAACTAAGTTTCCGTCATCATCATAGTAACCCCACACTTTTTGTACGCCGTGATGTTCGCCGTATGAGCCTATAACCATACCATTAACAACACCTTTGTCGTGTGGACTACTTCCAGCCGCTCCATTATAGAATACACCAGCTCCAAACTCTATAAACATAAGTTCTTTGCCCTCTACAATTAATTTTGCTTCAACATATTCTCCTGCGGATTTTATTTCAACATAACTGTGATGGCTTGTATCTGAACCGCTACGAATACCTTTCTCATCATATGTATAACTTGCTTTTGCCATATTTTCATCAATGACAGGTATTCCGACTTCTGCAAGTTCTTTGACAAGCAGTGAAGTTTTTTTGATAAGCCAGTTCTTATACTGTTGTAGCTGTCTGATAGCTTCATTTACGGACTTTTCAGACAAGGATATATTAATTGTATGTTTTGCCATAATGCACCTACTTTACAACCGCTTTAAGCATATACTTAGTTGAATGTAATGCCGGTTTCGTGCCTACAATCGTGAAGTCCGCTGATGTTTCATCAACAAGGCTATCAGATGTGTATGTAGGCTTGCTATCAAGCCAAATAAGGTCGCCTTTTTGAACAGGCAACATATTCCTATCTGTCAGTAAAATAGCGTCAAAATCAGCGGTATCAAAGCCGTATTCTTTGCTCTGTGCTTCTCCACCGCTGAACGATATGTTAGCTTCAAAATCAACCGGCTCTGAAAAACCTGTTTTTTCTTCAAGGATTTTAGGTATTTTATTACCCTCATCATCAAGATAGGGAATAAAGTTGCCCTCTGTGTCGGTATATCCCTCATAAAGAATATTGCCCTCATCGTCTCTTTCGTAAATAGTTACCGTCTGCCCTTGAAGTGAATACTTCATAGCTTGCTTATTGATGTCAAGCATATCACTTCACATCCTTACCAAATCGCTTCCACAATTCAGACAGCTTTTCCCATCCATACATCGAAACGAACGCTACAACAAAACCTGCCATAATTGCCGCAAGTATCATATACCACAGTATCGTCATATGAATGTACTGCATATATGCGATAAACGCCGTAACTGTGATACCGATAGATAAAATGAACACAATTATGTCCGTAGGTACTTTATTGAATATGCTTATGTTCTTGATTACCTGTGTAATTACAGATACAAGAAAAGCAATAGCTCCGATGATTGCTAATATAAGTGTCATATTTGCAATTAATGTCTGAATAATATCCATTATCTACACCTCCTTGTCATCATTAAGTCTTGTCTCTATGCCATCAATTCTGTGATGCGCCGACTTAACACTTTCTTCAACTTTAACTATCCTACTATCGTGAGAATTAAGTTCTTTCCGCATTTCTGTGACTTCGTTCTTAATCTCCGTTGTATTGTTGGATATTGCGTCAAGTTTCATATTTATTCGCGTGTTCTCTTTCACACGTTCTTCAAGTTCTACTCTGTCACTTCGTTTATCATTCTTAGAGTTGAATGATAAACTGAAAAATCCGAAAAAGACGGAAAAAGCAACTGAAATTATGCTTATAATTACTGCTATTGGCATTGATATACCGCCTTTCTAAATTAATAGGCACACCGCCCACCACCCTTAATGTGTGCCGCCTGCTAACATATTGCTGACATCAGCAAAATGCTAACGCACAATCTTCTATAACACTTTGGCAAATGGAAATACCCCAACAAATAAACTGTCTCTGTTTCTCCAAGTTCTGTTTACACCATTCTCATTGTAACTTGCCATAAATGCTTCGCCTGCTTGTGAATGGTCATAGACCGCCAGATTAACAATAACACTTTCAAATTTCTTTAAATCCTCGGTTATCATTTCATCTGTGTAGCTGTCGGGATAGTTTCTTCTTGCCTTTACATCTTCTGTAGCCTGCTTAATCAGTTGTTCGATTATCGGATTATCTTCTTTGCTATCGAACACTACCACATCAGATGTTGTTTCATCATCATTTGTGACTGTATCAATATGAAATTGTTTAAGTCTGATTTTGACCTGTTCTAATGTGGTGTATTCCATAATTTCAGCTCCTATAATCCTAATTTCTCAATTAACAGTTCTTTAAGTTCTGCTCCTGTAAGCTCCATTGCGTTCTCAATACCTTGTTCTAAGGCAAGTGTCTGCAAGTCCGCTGTTGGCATACGCTTAATAGCTGTTTTTGTGTAATCGCTTGTAGGTTGAGCAGGAAACTTATCCTGCTCTTCCTCATATTTAAGCTCATCTCCATAAACAGCTTCTTGTCTTACATTATCTGCTGTTACTTCTTCGCTCTGCTTTGCGGCGTTGATTTTATGTCGTCTTAATAACATATAAACACCTCTTACTTTCCGAACTTAGCAAGAACTACCTTAGAATCATTGCTAAGAACAGCTGTGTAATGCTCATCACCAGAGATAACGGTTGTCTTTGCAAGAATATCTCTGTCAGATTCAATTTCAACGCTTCTCTTCATATAGATTGTAAGTGCGTTCTCTTCCTCTGACACGCCATCTGCACCTGTGTCCTCATTAGGGTCTTCTGCTGATACGATAACAATAGGGCAAGCGTAGAACTCTGTTGTAACAACCTTTAACTTGCTGCCTACCTTTATTTCCTTACCCTTTTGCTTAAGCGTGTGTGCAAGTGCTGTGTCAAGATGAACATTCGTTGCATCTTCGCTTGTTGTGTCGGCCACAACATTAATTGTTCCTGTTGAATCATCAAGCTCATACTTAACTAACTTAACTTTCTTAGACTTAACAACTTGCGCTCCTGCAATAGAGCCGATAGTGCCGTTCATAATCACATTAAGTGGGTACTTATCGTTGCTCTTAAAATCAGCGTCATTAAGTAATGTGGCTTCCTGTGCTGGATTGATGAACAATATCTTTGTAAGTGATGAATCAGATTCATCATCAAACTTGCTATTAGCCGCTACAACTGCTGAATAGCTGATAGGTGCTGCTGTTCCTTCGTAATCAATAGGCGCTGTGCAAAGTGCGTCATAGCTGTCATTATCAACCTTTGCAGCGATTGACATAGCAATCTGATTAATAGCTGTACCAAGTGGGTCACCATAACCAGATAATACTGATTCATCTGTAAGCTCTACAGCCTTACCTGCTTTCTTAACCTTTGCTTCTGTTGTAGATGTTGTAAGTACTGTTGTACCCATAGCAACACCTTCTGCTACATCTTCTGCGTCACCAATATAAGCATACTTTGGCACAACAATTGTGCTTCCCGGTCTGCCTACAAGTGTTGTATCAACTCTTGCGATAGGTGAGAACTTAATCTTCTTTGGCAACTTAGCTGATACCATATCAGCCATTACCTGTGGATCTACTAAATTTGCTAACTTAGTCTGTGGCATAGTTTATTTACCTCCGTTTTCTACTCTGTGAACTTCTTATAAAGTTCTGGATTCTTATTTTTGAACTCCACTCTTTCGTGGTAATTCATCTTGTTAAACTGTTCCTGTGTTATCGTGCTTTCTTCTCCACCGCCTGCATTAATAGCCGGTCTCGATTTAAGCCACTCTGCCTTAGCTTCTTTAACCTGTCTTTGCACTTCATTGGCAATTACAGTTGCTATAAGGCTATGGTCTGCATCTGCAACCGCCTCAATCAAAGAATCAATATCATTTCCATCGCCTATAACTTTCTGATAAGCGTTGACAGCTTTCATATGATTAAGCTCTTTGCTCATATTCTCGAACTTTTCAGCCTGCAACTTTTCAGCTTCCGCCTTTGCTTCTGCTTCCTGTTCTTCTGCTGTCTGCTTTGAGCGAAGTTCTTTCTTGTACTTAGCTGCTTCTGAACTGGCTTTATCAGAAGCGTTCTTATACTTCTCTTTTTCAGCTCTTTCACTAGCAAGCTGTGCCATAAGCTCTTCTACACTAGGTGTCTGTTCTTCGTTCTGTGGTTCGTTATTAGTTGCTGGTTCTGTTGTTGTGTTAGTTACATCTGCCATAATTTCTTTACCTCTGCTTTCTGCGTTTTTTGTTGTTCTCTCAACTTCTTGCGATATTTGTATTGCCCTTTCTCTAGGGCATATAAAAAGCCACAAGGCATTTTCTACCCTGTGGCTCAATATCAATTATTTATCTGTTCTGCTCTTATCTATAACTGGACTATTTTCTGTCTGGTCTGATAAGTCTTGCATTATGCGGTCTTTATTAGGTGGCTGTTCTCCATCTCCGCCCTCTGCTTGGTTTTGTGTATCTTTGTTGATTATACTGTCTTGATATGCCTTAACCATTTTCCCGCTTCTCGCTACAACATCGTTAGGGTCATCAAAGAATGGAATTGCATCAACTGTATCTTTAAGGCTAAATCCGTGGCTTATCAATGTTGCCATAGCATTAACCTTGGTTGACATTTCATAAGTTTTTTGTCGCTTAATGTTAGGCTTTACATCTCTTGCCCTTAATTTAAGTAATGGGTTGCTACTGTTAACATTGTTTGACAGCTTGATAGCTGCAAGAACAACTTTTATCTCTTCCATTTTGCAGCCATCAGTAATTAATTGCTGTTTTGCCGCTGCTGTTTCAGCCTGTGACCAGCCTGTTGCGTCAGACATTGCAACACCTGTACTGCCACCGCTATTATCATTCCGTTGTGGCACATTGCATTTCTGCAAGATTATCTGTCGCCTTGATTGAATGTTATTAAGCATCCCTGTGTAATCGTAATTAATTGCAAGTGGCTCAACTATTGGAGTTTTGCCATCTGCTGATGTGTAGGTCTGCATCCATTCTCCAGATTTTGGTTTTCTCACTTTTTCAGTAATGTGCGGTGTTCCATCTTTATCAACTGTTGTTTCCTGTTCAACCGGGAAATCAACATCATTTGTGTGCCATACTGCCTGCGTGTTCTGTTCAACATCATTTGTAAAATCTGAAATGAGTAGGTTTAAGTTATCCATTTCAGATATTTGCCGTTCGAAACAGCCCATTCTATCAAATGACCTTGTATATTCAATAATAGGGATTTTATGTAATGGATTCTCTTCCCCACTTCTCTCTAAAAATCCCCATTTTGTTTTTCCTTTATTTTTTCCGTTAGTGATTTTTATTCCGTCGGTAATTTCATATCTCGTATCTTTAGTAAAACAAGTGTAATATCTGGTACCGCTGTGCTTATCTTTTATATATGTTCCAGCAAAAATAACTCTCTTGTCGCTGTAGGCGGTTGACCTTACAACAAATGTTGTTCTTGGGTCTAATACATTATATGTGAAATAGCTTTCCCCATCCTCGTATTCTGTATTCACATCAATGAGGACATATCCAACGCCGCCAATTTCAACATATCTTGCAAGTTCCTGTTGCTTCTGCCTTGCATTCTGCGATTCGTAGCAACTGTTTAATTCTGCTATAGCTTCTGTTAGGTTAGAATCCTCATTGTCGCCATTTTGAACTAGCGTTATAGGATTTCCCCACTTAAAACCCAAATTAAACTCTGCGACTTCGTTAGCCACATTGTCACAGCACTCACAGTCAATGTCCGGTCTGTAAGTCTTTGCGTTCTTCCTAACTATAGGCTGTATTCCTGCGTCATAATCAAGAAGAAACTGTATTCTGTTGGAATTAATATCATGCTCCAAAATTGCTTCACGCAAAATCGGTATTATATTGTCAGGTGTTATTTCTTTTGCACCTGTATAAATAGCAATTCTTCCCGTCTGCATTGTCTATACCTCTAATAAAATGTCATACCACTTGAACTTCTGCTCTGTGGAATTTCTTTAATCTGAAAATTATCGTCATCATTCGGTACATACCAAATCCATTTGCCGCAATGTTTGCAAGCTAGTTTGTGTGTGCGTGGGTCTTTCTTATCTGCCTTAGTTAGAAACTTATGGCAGTTCGGACACATAATTGACTTATCTTTATTTTTATAAAATTCCATATATTACCTCTTTGCATAACAAAAGCACCGCCACAATTAAGTAACGGTGCTTCTTGATAAGGAATGTTTTGTTTATGAAAAACAGCTCTGTAATTTCTTACAGATACAGTATATCATTAGTGCAATAGGACATTCTAGGACAACTTTAAATAACTATTGCCATATTTTTCTTCAAATACTTTTAACGCTCTTCCGTGAAGTCTTGTTACATTCCTGTATGAAAAATTCATTTCTGTAGCAATTACTTCAAATGTCTTTTTTTCAATGTATCTTGAAAAAAGTACGTTGTAGTAATCTTCATCTTCTATGCTGTCTATTTGCCCTATGATCGTATTTTTTTTATCGGTGTATTCATCTATCATTCTGTCAAGATTGCGTTCCATTTCGTCAATTTTGGCATATGTAGTGCCTATTTTATCTGGGTCTGATGATGATAACACTCTTTCTTCATTCTTTACTGCTGATATACTACAAGAAAGCTCTCTAAGTTGTGCTATCTCTGTTAGCTTGTTATTTATCATACGATTAAGTCTACTGATTTGATTAAGATAATCCTTGGTTGTCATAATAGATTAACCTCCTATATTGGACTTGACATAATGATTGTTTTTTTTACTCGATTCCCTTTTGTCATCCTCAATGCAAAGTTTGAAAATACATCTGGAACATCATCTAACTGTTTCTTTCCAGATACTGAATACTGTTTTAAAAGTGACATCATCACTCCGTATGGCTCATTAGGTTTGTAAAGTGATGCGTCTTTAAAAATAATGTGTTGCAAAATCCAGTTAGAACATTGAAAAATTCTTGCTTCTTTGTTTGTTTCTGTAGGCGTATCTGTAATATTACATATCCAACCTACACTCTCAACACGCTTATTAACTTCCATTGCCACTCTGTCTCCGCCCGCATTGCGTTCAAATTCACACTCTTGCGCTTTATTATTTACAAGCACACCTGCGGCATTTCTGTATTGTTCTTCGTAATCTGCTGTGTTATCGCATACGCAATCAATACAATAATAATCTTCTCCGTATTTCTGTAATACAGGCAACACAAAATAATCTGTACCTTTTCCTTTTGTATCGCATTGAGCTGTGATAATCTCCGGCTCTCCGTGTGGCAAATTAAGGTATCTTCGGATTTTATCATCTGGAAACAGCAATCCCTCACGCTCTATAGGCTCCTGTTTGTATAAGCACCTATAAGATATTTCGTCCATTAAAAGCTGTTGATCTGTGAAAAATTCTTTCGTGAATCCACTATACTCATAATTAAAGTTGCTCTCGCCTGTTACTGGGTCAACATCCGGCACAGCGATAGTTTTAACTCTTTTATTCCCTGCGTACATATTTTGTATTCTGCCGATAACATCGTGTACGCTCCAGCGTGTAGCAATATGTATTTCTTTACAGTTATGTCCGTCCGTATCTTGAATTTTTCTTTGTCTGGCATCTACCGCATATTTATCCCATAGCTTATCAAGTACCATAGGATTAAGTGCTTCTTCAATACCGCCTATCATATCGTCTACAAGCAAAAATTTGCTTGCACGAACTTTACCAGCATTTTTACTGCCAACAGATGTACATTGTATGCTAGGGAATGGCTTGTATTTACCTACATTGAACTGTTCAAGTTTTGCATTTGTGCTTGTGACTGTAAGATTAGGGAAAATTTCATTCCACGCATATTCGTCAGAATTTGTAACAATGTCATACACGCCATCGTAGTACATTCGTGTAATGTCGCCCGAATGAGAGTAAAAAAGACAAAAGTCATTAGGAAACCAGCCAGCAACTAAAGCATTGAACATTTTTTCAATGGTTGTTTTTCCTGCTCCTGGTATTAATGACACACACAATATATCGTATTTATCATCAATCATACCTTGCAATGCTTCTGTTAGCCCCATTTTTATAAATTGTTTGCGGCGTGGCATATAAAATCGCTCTTTAGGCTCTCTTTTCTTTTCAAGATACCTAAAACCGCTGTCAACAACTTTGTTTTGTGCTTCAATCAGCAAAATATCGTAAAACCAATTAATCAGCTCATATTCCGTTTTATTTGCAAACGCATACTTCTCTAAATCCCATATCGTTCCACCTGTCTTGTCCTTGCAGAAACGCTCTATAAGTTCTTTTGCCCTTTCTGTAAGTTGTAGTCCATACTCAATATCTTTCTCGCCATTTATGGCTACACTGCAAGCCTCTACATAGGCATTAATTACTTGCTCATCTATTCCGTTTTTTTCTATGTAATTTTCATATCCATCAACTGTGGAAATAAGGCTCTGACTAGCCATAAAGAAAAACACCTCCACTTTTCAGCAAAGGTGCTTATAGACCTCTGCCTATAATTGTTTTAGGGTAGCGACTAACTCCGTTTGTTAGTCGGTAATTTTTTTATTTTAATTCATCTGCTGTAACTATATGTAAAATTCCATAATTGCCTTTATCAAAACTGTCTCTTGCGCTTTCGTGACATCTTGTGCGTAGCACATCTAATCTACTTTTAATATTGCTATTGCAAATAGCCTTAGCAATATCAGAAAATGGCTGCGGATGTTCAACTCTGTCTGTTGCCTTTTCATAAGTGCAATTCCCTTTGTAGTCCATAATAATTCCAATAGCTTCATTTCTGCCAAGATTTACACCTAAAAATCTGTCTGTAACTGTATTCCATATCGCATACAGATTGTCTACATCATCTTGCAATGCAACTATTAACATAATTTCACTCCTTGTCCAGTTTATCCGCATACCTTGTCATTTCAATTCGTGTTCCGTTTTCATCCTTTGTATATACATTTACACATCTTGTAGATTTGCTTGTCATATCTCCAAGTATCATTTCCGTCTTATCGTCATCAAAGTTGTAACATTTTCGCATTTTTTCAATGCAGTTATTCATTTCAGTTATTTTCATAACCTCATTCCTTTCTCACGCTATTCGCTAATGCCTTTGTTTCCTCTAAGATTTTCATTGCTAAAGCTCTTGAAAACTCATAATTATTTTCCGGGTATCTTCCTAAGATTGATTTTGCGTACTCATTAACTGCATCAACAGAAACATCGATACCCATTACTTTTCCAGACACCTCAACACATTCCGTTCTCTTTTCATCATTTGTGCATTTGTTGTCTTTGTTGTATCGGCAGGTGGTTAAGTTGCAATCATTCATTTTTAACACACCCCATTCTGCCAGCTATATAATGACTTCTTGCATCGCAAACTGTCCTACAATCAATAACATTGCCCTTATCGAGGCAAATCTCAAGATGCTCGCATTTATCGCACTTTGTATCTTTTTCTTTATATTTTCTCGGCTTGTATTCCTTGAAATCCTTACACTCACAGTCTAAGTTTGTGTCGTTTCCTTTGTTGCAAGTATAAATGGGATATTCTTCTCCTATTTCTTCATCGAAAATATAATCTTCTTCGCTGAATTTGCATTTTGAACAATCATTCATTCTTCATAAACCTTTCAAAATCTTTTCTGCACTTAGGACATAGTTCATACTTGTGATTATGCAATCTAAATGTATGAATATTTTCAACTTCTGCCCCTATATCACCATCTTCAAATGTTGGTTCTAAACTTGAATATCGTGCAATCCAAGTGAATTTTATCTCGTTTCTTGGTTTTATCTTTATCTTTTTTTCGCACCTATCGCAAGTGTGCCATTCTTTTTGATGTTTCATTCTTCCACCAACTTTCTACCACAGATAGGGCAAAAATTAACTTTTATATATCCAAGACAACCACTATCTCCTGTGTCGATCAACAAGCCAAATCCATTTTCGTCTTTGAAAATAAAATCTCCACCAGCGTATCTTTTTTCGTAATATTCATCATTATCCATTGCTATGTTTTCGCAAAATTCACACATATCACTTCTTCCCCCATAAATTATCTGGCAATTCCTCGCCGCCATATATCTTGTTAGCGTATTTCTTAAATGTCGGTACACTACAACCTGCTACTTTTGCCGCCTTTACCTGTGAAGCCTGTCCTGATATGTACAAGTTAATTGCTTCATAGAATTTATCTTTGTTTAGTGGGTGTACACCTGCTGCCATAATAATCACTCCTTGTCTGTTTTACATCATTTTCTGTATCATAATCGCCAATATACCTGTCAGTAAACATATTATTATTGACATTCCCTCTTTAATGGCTGTTGCAATAGATATATCTTCTCTTTCAATGTATTTGATGTTGTAATAAACCCATATCAGTAACGCTATGCCTAATATTAATTTCATAAACATTGTTCCTTTACATCTCTATAAATCTATTTGCCAGCTTGCCAAGATATTCAGCATTGGCAAAATGTGTTATTGAGTAGTTGGTGCTTTCTCTATGTTTTCTGATGAAATGGTCGTTAATCATCCTCTGTAAAACCGTAATACCCTTATCGTCTGTTTCGTATATAGCGTCAGCGTCGAAATGTCCGTGTTCTGTATCTGTAATAGTTGATAAGACAAAACATACATTCTTTAATGTCTTATCTGTAAGTATTGGGTGTACTTTGTGGAAATAGATTCCATATAACTGCATATACATCTTAAATCCATCCTTAACGCAATCACATATAGCTGAATTATCTATATCGTTGCCACAGATGTTATTGAACCTATCAATCATATCCTTTTCTTTAAGCAACATTTCATCTCTTGTGACAGCTCTTGCCGTCGGTTTCTCTGAAAACGATGTATATACCTCTCCATCAATGTTAATTGATGTATTATCCTTATTAGTAATTTCTGAATTATAATCTCTGTTTATATTTTCTGTAGTAATCTCTGGTAATGGTCTGTCACTTTGTCCTTCTCGACAGGTCATTTTGTCCTGTCGGTCTGTCATATTGTCTTGTCGATTTGTCATTTTGTCCTCATCGGAATTAAATTCATCCACAAGTTCTTGTAATTTTTTAGTATCTATTGTGTACCACTTTGTTTTATCAATAGCTAATTTGTTGTAATTGGCAGATAAAACGACACCTTTATTTTCAAGCCTTGTGAATGTTCTCTGTATCGTTTTTTCACTCCAATATGGAAAATTATTAATTCTCCAATCACTGTATGAGTTGTAAACCCAATATTTACCATCAACAAGGTTCTTTTCAGCTTTTTTATTAATTTCTAGCCAATAATTTAATTGATTTAACACTATCGCTTCGTTTAAATCTCCTAAAACAAATGCTAAATCGGTGTTTACAATAAGTGTCTTTGATTTGTCAATAAATAATTCTTTAAAATTCATCTCCAATACCTCCGCTTGATATTATTTATGTATGCCCGTGATACATACTCCGCTTAATTGATAAAAACAACAAACAGGCACAGCGGAAGTGCTTTTCGGTAGCTAACCTAGTTTGTTGTAATCGGATAGATAGGACTTGAACCTATGACTTTCTTTGCACGCAAAGTGTTCTCCCGACTGAACTACTATCCGTAAAGGCGGCAGTAGTAGTGTTACCACCGCTTTCAAAATTGCTTTTGCCACTACATTGTACAATTTTATGCGGACTTTCTACCGCTTACGGCAAGGTTCATTTAGTCTGTCGTAAGTTTAGCGCCGACATCGTGAATCGAACACGAACAACATTTCTGTTGGATAGCTTAGCAAGCTACTGGAATACCTTTATCCCATATCGGCTTAAATAAAAAGACTAGCACAGAGAGATTAAACAATTCACATTTATAAATTACTTTGGGGGTCATTTATACGCTTAAAAATATTGTTTTTGAGGGGATATAAAGTGCTAGTCTTTAATGACAGTATAGGGTATGAGCCTATAACAGGTCGTCGCAAAGCTGGATGTATCATTCTACCCGTGCAGTTGGGTTGTTCAAAGAAAGTGGCTTCGCTCGCTGTCTATCCCTTATGGATAACTGCCTAATTATAAGATCATTATTACGTGTTGTATTACACGTAAAACCTCACGGACTTTCTGACGGTCCTTAACAGCTCTTGCTATGAGGTGAAAGGAGAACTTAATGTCATGGTAATTCCACCAAACCAGTAAGTTCAAAGGTGCAAGTAACGATTAAGTACTTGCGAACTACCCCTATCAGAATCGAACTGATGATGTAAGAATCAAAATCTTATGCCTTGACCGCTTGGCTAAGGGGCAATTAAGCTACTCTTTATCTTCAAAGAGTGCTGCAATATCATTTGTGCTATCAATCTGTTCTACAAAGTTATCTGTGCCGTTAGGATGTGTATCTGGATTACCATTGCAATTTTTGCAAGGCGTTTCAAACCACATTTTAAATTTATATAAGCAATTACAGCAATCTTCCTCTGGCTTAAGCATTAGACATCACCTGCCTGCCTATGATTAGCTCTGTAAGAATCAAAGCCGTCCGGATAACGTGCTATAAGCTTATCTATGTTTGTCTGCATTACATCATCAAGATTAAAGCCACAAGCTTCACAAATCATAGCAATGTACCACATTACATCGCCGCACTCTTTCTTGAGGTGTTCCAGGTCTATGCCTTTTTCGTGGAATATGCCCTTTTTAACAAGGTCTGATACTTCGCCAGCTTCGCCAGTTAAACCTAAGACACCATTAAGAAGTCCTGCTATGTCATTTATGTTGCTACACTTAGCATTGCTTTCTGTTAGAGGACTAAGTGGAAACTTACCAGTTAATTCAGCACTTAATCTATGATGAGCCTTTTTATCGTTAGTGCGCATAGCCAAAGCCTGATATTCATTGCCCTGCATTTCTAACCCCTTTTTTATATTTTAAAATTTTTTGGAAATAGCCCGATTGAGTAATCGGTATCTGATGTGCGTTTATAAAATCATTAGAATTAAATTAACTGTGTTTATTATACACCTATCTATAGGATTTGTACAGTAATTATTGACTAAATTATATAGGTTTTATTAAGGCTATATTAATAAATATATTAATTATTGTATATGGGTTAATAAGTTATTAATTATTGGGTATATAAATATATATAAATAAATGTGTATATATAGATATAATAAGCTTTTTTATTTTTGAGAATATTTGAGCGACTTAGTTGGGGCAAAACCCTGGAGACTAACAACCCCCAGCCCCTATTTATAAAATTGTGTCTGTTTAGTACTGATATTTCAAACAATTAACACAATTCACACTATATCTGCACCATAACGCCGATAAACCTTAATTTATCAGCGTTATATAAATACTTAACACTCATAAACCCAGTATTTAAGCGGTTTACAAGCTGTTTAAATTGTGTCTGAATTGTTTATAGTGTTTATATGCTGGTTATCTGTTAATTGTGTATTGTTTTGGCTCAATTGTGGGAGTTCTGATGCGGTCTTAATGACCTTTGCGGTGCTTTCTCTACTAACTCCGGGAAGATTCCACGCAAAATGTCGGTTAAGTATTGCAAGGATTCCAACAGGATTTTTATTGCCAGTTGCGAGCTTGTTTGATAGGCTCTCTTCACGGAAAAGCCGCAGTTTTTGTGCGATGTCGAAGGCTTTTGTACTTAGTTTTCTTTCATTCGCTCCCCAGTCTTGCAGTGTATCTCTATTAATTCCAGTTAATAAACTAAAACCCATTATACTACATTCTTTATCATACACAGCACATAAATAATAATATATATATAATA